AAAAATGTAATGGAAGATTGTGCTGTAACAGAACAATCTATTAATTACAAAATAATAGCATTATTTAAAAAAGATTTTTATAAGTATTTTTTACATAAAAGTGGTAATAAATCCATATCATTACCATTAAATAAATCAAATAAATTAAAAAAACGAAATAAATCTATTTAAATCAATTATTGTTATTAATTTCTTCTAACATTTCAATTTTTTCAATTTTATCAAGTTTGTCCCTTAAAAGTTTAATTTTATCATTTATATTTTTAAATTTCATATCAAATTCATATAGACTATCTTCATATTTAATTGAAACTATATTATTTGCTAATTTTTCCAATTCTATAATAGATATATCAGGATATTTTATAATTAAATCTTTTTTAATTATTTCAAATTCTAACATTTTCATTTTTTTATCCTTATCTATTTTTCTATATTTATCTAGATTTAAATAAGTAGATTCTCGATACAATGGCAATAATTCAGAATTAATTCTAATTTTTTTAGAATAATTACTTGAACTAATTTTATGATGATAAATGTAATTTGTTCCATAACAAATCCCAAAACAAGCAAGAATTTCCATTCTTATATTACAATATAAATTGTTATATTATTAATAAGATTTCTTAATCATTTTTTATTATTATTATCTATTTAAAACCTTTCATAAAATCATCCATATTTTTTGTTCCCATACTTGAATTGCAATTTTGGCAAATGGGTTTTAAATTTGATACTATTACTTCACCACCATTAGCCTCTGCGATAATATGTCCGCAATTAAAAGACATTTGTGTAATATCTGTGGTTTTACAACAAAGGCATTTTGCCTTACCAACGTCTTCACCAATATGAGTATTCCAAACAAGTTTTTTAATAGCAGCAGGTATAGCCTTCTTTTTCTTCGGTTTTTCATGTAAATGTTTATTTTCGTTAAAATCTTTAATGATACTCTTGATATCAAGATTAATTACTTTTAATTCTTCTAAATTCTGTGCTTTCTCAATAATTTCTAGTAATTTATCTGTGCTTTTGTATTTCTTAGCAAATTTAGAGTAAAATATCTTTTTATCATTATCATTAGTGTTTTTCATAAATGTCATGATGTTTTCAATAGTATTATTTTTGAGAATTTTGTGTGTCATTGGAGGAGGAGGTGGTGGAATCTTATTAGTCATGTAATATGTACTTTATATATTAATTATTAGTTTATCAATTTTTAAAAGATATATTTAACTAATAATAAAAATTGAAACAAAATGATATAAAATTTATTTACATTATAAATATCGTAATGGAGTTGTTAATTAATTTGAATAGAGAAATTGTATTAAATGATTATCAAAGCGCTACAAAAAAAACAAGGAATCATATATTACAGGTGATGTAAAGGCAAGTAGTGAATATATATTTCCTAATCAAAAAGAAGATGCTACCATAATATGTAATAAATTTTACGAAACGCATGTAAGAGTTATTAGTATTGTAAAGAGAACAAAAGTAGGCATGGATGGACTTATGATTGAAATAGCAAAAAATATGACTACACATTCTGATAATAATTTTGTTTTAGATAGAAATAATATATTCTTTATTACTGCGATGAGTAATAAATCTTGGGAGGATGATATGAAAGATAAAATACCAGCATGTTTCAAAGATAATGTATATCATCATGGTAAACTACAAAGATTAAAAACAAAATTAAGAAATATAAAAGATGCTATAATTATAAATGATGAAATTGATAGTGGTGATAAAGAAGACCAAAAATTACATCTAATATTGAAGGAAAGTGGTATATTAGATATGAAATATATGGAAGAAAATAATATTAGGTTTGTATTTGTTTCTGCTACGATAATAAATGAGTTACGATATTTATACAAATGGGGGAATAAACATTATACACACTATATGACTATACCAGATAACTATATAGGACATAAGGAGTTTTTAGAACTTGGTATTATTCAAGAATATTATCCAATTAATGATGATGAAACCGCTGAAAAATGGGTTCATGAAGATATTTTACAAAATTATGGTTTAGATTATAGGGTTCATATTGTTAGAACCGATGAAAAAAATAAAGATTTTATATTTAATGCTTGTATAAGAAATAACATAGAGTTTAAAAATCATACATCAGATGATAGAATAAGTCATAAAGAACTATCAGATATATTTAACAATATTACAAACCATTTAGTTATAGCTGTTAAAGGATTATTGCGTCGTGCTGATTTAATACCGAATAAATGGAAAATGAAAATAGGTGCTACACATGAAAGATATGTTAAAAAATACGATACAAACGTTCAAGTTCAAGGATTGCCTGGTAGAATGAGTGGTTATTGGAAAGATGTAATATTAAACGGACATAAAACTGGACCCCATAGAACATCAATAGATGCTATAAATGAATATGAAGAATTCTATAAAAATCCTTTTGGCGAAATAAAATATAGCACAACAGGTTCAAAAAAATTATTTGTAAACCCAAAAAATATTCAAAATTTAGAAATTATAAACCATGTTAAAGAAACACCATTAATTAAAATATTTAATAAATTTACAGATATTAAACCATGGTTTAACGAGTATGATGAAAATAAACCATGGTTTGATGAAAATCGTAAATGTATTAAGGAAGGTCCACGTATTAAAAAACCAGATTCAAATGGATTCTATATGTGTATTACACAAACAGATAAAGAACAAAAAGTCAGAGATACAGAACATTTTAATGAAATTGAAAAACTAAATAAGTGGGGATTCAGAAAAGGTAAAATTGATAATTTATATAGATGTTACCCATGTTATAGAGATATAAATGATATTAATTCTTTGGAATGGTGGTTTGTATATTATAAAAAATAAAAATATATAACACACAAACCACAATAATCTCATTTTGAGAGGACAATTTATCAGTATTATTTAAAACGATACGCATGTACCATAATACTTAAAACCATTATAACGATACCACCATTATAACGATACCACATAACGATACCACCATTATAACGATACCATTATAACCCATTATAACGATACCATTATAACGATTTTCTAAATCTTCATTTATCTTATCTTTATTATTATTATAATTTGCAATAGGAAACTGTCCTAATTTTTCATCTATTTTTATATTATGTTTTTCAGTATTATAAAGATTAGTATAATGCAATTCAATTTCCCAGTCACCACCATCCCATCCTTGTTCAATACAACTTGTTGTTTCAATTTGTATCAATAATTCATCTCTTTTATCTAATAATTTAGTAAATGTTGCCATTCCAATTATCTTATTATTATTTTTATTATTACATAAAAACCATAAGATATCGCCTTTTTGTATTTTTAAAGCTGTATTCTTAACTATATCTTTTTTTCCCGCTTTTAATCCCCAGAAAGGAAATTTGCTATTTTTAAAGTTTTCCCCATCTGCAACTTTTAATATCCAATGTTGTTGCTGCATGTTGTTTGATAAATTCATTTAAGATACACAAGATTGCTGTGTGATAATTATTTATACATAACCTAATTAATCAATTTTTATATTTTTTAGAATATATTTATCTAAGGGAATAAATATGTACTAATATCCGTATAAAATGATATAACATAAACTCCTTATTACCTATCATGACCACTATGAGTGATAAAGCCAATAAATTGCTTTTAAATATTTCCAAGGAATATCTTGTATTTATACGAACAGCTCAATACAGATCTAATGATGAAGAAATTCATTTAAAGGACATCAATTATTTCAATACAAATACTTCAAAAAAACAAAAAAACGACAAAAATAATAAAAAAAGAGAGCATATTATTAGTAGTATAATAAACTCAGAAACTCCAAAAATATTCTTCATTAAATCGCTAAGATGGTTTAACTTAAAAAAAGCGATAGATTTATATATTTCAAAGTTAGCAACCGACAATAATATTTATCAAATTGATAATATAAGTTGCAATATCAAAGCGGGTAGAAAAAACAACTATGATTTTGATATTGTAATCAATGATATATATCATTTTAACATAGAATTTAAATTTAATGCTAAAAAAATTAAAGAAGCACCACAATTTGTATCTCCAATGAAATTGTCTCAATATTTATCAAATAATTTTGAAGAATTTTATTACGATTTATATCTTGTTAAATTAAAAGAAAAATATGGAATAAATATTCCTGAAAAAGAAGAGTATTTAAGCAAAGTACATTCGCCGAATCCTAAATGCCTTGAACATATTCAAGATAGGTATTACAAAGGATGTAAACGAAGTAGTAAATTTACAAATAACAAAGATGATATTGAATTTTATAATTATATGAAAAAAATATCAAAAGATAGTATATCAGATTTTGTATCTAAAAATGATATTAATATTGATAAGCTAAATGAATATTTAAAGAATTCGCAAAAGAATAAAAAATATATGTTATATAAAGAAAAATCATTATATTTTGAAGAACATGATAAAAATGATTATGTAATTAAATCATATGAAAAAGAACCATCTTTATCTAGATATAAAGCAAAAACCGAATCTGGAAATACTCTTAAAATACTTATTAGATGGAAAAATGGAAATGGCGTAGCCTTTCCGGCTTTTCAAATATCATAGATAGGTAGTATATTCAATATCTCAGTAGTATTTATAGAATTATTACCAAAATACATTTTTATAAATTGTTTAGTTTTTATATTTTCAAAAGATGTTTTTATTTTATTATATTTATCAAGTAAAATTTCTTTTGAAACTTTTTCATTATAATATACCATAAGTAAATGATTTTCAATCAAATACTCTAAATTATCACAATCAATAATAGTATAGCTAAAATTATACTTACCTGTACCATAACCTCTATTAATTACAAATAATGGTTCATTAAACCCCTTCTTATTTATATAATTTTTTTTTTCATTATTTTTGTATTTTTTAATAACTAATTTATTATTTTCAATATCAGAACTATATATTAGTCGCGTCTTTGAATTATCATCTGTTAAAATATCTTTAACTTGATTCCAAACAACATTACCCACTTTAATATTAAAACCTAAATTTTCAAGGGTTGTTGAGTTAGCATATAACTCGCGTATTTTCTTGATATTATCTTCACATCCAAATATTATATTATCATTCATGTTTAAACTAAATTTATCATTTTCTTTACTTTCTTGTAATTTATTTTGAATAATAAATATAATAGTTTCTTGTTTTGTTTCAATATAGCTATCATCTTTACAATCGATTATATTTAAAATTTTATAATTGGTATATATGTATTTTCTCGCTTTATTATAATAAGAAGAATTTATAAAACTATTTGGTAATACAAATGACAATATACCATTTTCTTTTAACATTTTCAATGATTTAATAATAAATATTATAAATATATTAGGTCTTCCTTCAAAGTATTTATAATATTCATCGGATACAATTTTTTTTTGTATAACAAAATATGGTGGATTTCCAATTATCAAATCAAATTTATTTTCAATATCATAATTAATAAAATCACTATTTAAGATTTTAATATTATCTTTTTCATATGTTTTTATTTGGTTATATATTTCTTCATTTTTTTCAATACATGTAAAATCAAGATTAAATAAATTATCTAATTTTGTAATATATTCACATGAACCACAAGATGGTTCAAGTACGCTTTTAATATTTTGTAAATATGGATTTAAAAAGTCTATATTCTTCAATATAGTTTTAGGTGGTGTAAAATAAATACCGTTATTTTTTTTAGTTGTTTTTTCAAGATTTTTTGTTATACTTCGCGATATTAATGAATATTCCAAAGACATTATAATTATAACTATACTTAATATTTATATATATCAATTTTTAAAAAGTTAAGAAAGGCCCTTTTTCATTATTTTTTTGATATTTAAGATGTAACCATTAATACCATTATGATATTATAATATACTTATAAAATGGCTAAAAATAAAAATTCAAAAAAATTCTAAAAGTATTTGACAAAAAAAAAGACGCCGATGCGTCGCGCGTCGTTTTCAAAAAACGTGGTGTGATTTCAAAATATTTAAAGATAATTTCTTGATTATATATAATAAGGATGGAAAACGACGCGCGAAAAAAGCACAAATGTGACCTATGTAATTACTCAACAAATCGTAAATATGACTTAAAAAGACATCAAAATGCTATACATAACTTACGCGTGCCCGCGAAATCAGATTTTTTAATGCCCGAACCAAATGTACATCCAAAAAAACCAAATGTACATTCAAAAAAACCAAATGTACATTCAAAAAAACCAAATGTACATCCTGAAAATATGTGTAAAAAATGTAATAAGGTTTATAAAATCAAAAAATATTTAATAGAACATGAAGAAAAATGTAAAGGTGTTGACGAGTTAACATGTCCTAGATGTATGATAAGTTTTAGTTCGAGGCAAGCAAAATCAAATCATATAAAAAGAAATACTTGTAAACCAAGAAGTATAATACATGCAAGAGTTCCAAATCCTCAGAATATAGAACCAGCAAATAATATAGATACACAAATAAATAATATAGATATAGATACACAAAATATAGATAATCAAACTAATATACAAAATCAGCATATTAATATTTATGTTAACAATTATGGAAAAGAAAGAACAGATTATTTAGATTATGATAAAATGCTAGCAATCTTCAAAAAGGTTTATAATATTCCAACATTACTCACAAAAGAAATTCACTTTAATGAAGAGTTTCCAGAAAATAATAATATTAAATTTCATGATGCCAAAAATTGTTTAGTCAAAGAGGATGATGAGTTTATTTATAAGAATCTTAATGTGTTAATTAAGGAACTAATCAAAAATAAAGGACGTATAATGCAAAACTTTGCAAAACAAAACAAAGATGAAATATGTATTGATATGGATTTAAAAATATATGAGCAAATAATTCAACAACTAATATCTCTGGTATTACTTACGGAACCCCAAGAACATTATAAAGAACAAATAGAGAATATCAGAGATTTAATAAACAATAGCAGAATAAAAATGGAAGAAATGGAAGAAGAGATAGCTTAGTAATGAGAATAATTTGAGTACATAATTTTATTTTTTAAAGGATTTTATAAACTTTATAGAATTTAAGAGATTTTATAAATTATGTACTCAAAATATAGCTAAGTATAAATATATTAAGATAATATTAAAAAATGATATTAAATCTTTGACAAATTATATTATAATAGAAAGGTATGTTGTAGATATCTGTATATAGAAAGACATTGATACCGGATTTGAAGATTTAAATTACAAGAAATAGCAGAGCTAACCTGTGGAAGATTAAAGTATCAAACACTTTCTATATTAGAGCAAAAAGGAGCAATAGTGCATGTTCATACAGAAGGCAATATGCCAAGAAACCGAAAGGTGGAATCGCTGATAGCATGTATTACCTTAGTAGCGGCTACAATATATTTTTTCACTTTTATTTAATTATAATTCTAATATTATATTAGATATCATTGAATGGATTGTATTAGTGATATATATTGTTATAAATCTAAAAGTAACAAATATACTGAAATAATAGTTAATATTATATATTATATTATTGTATTTTTACCATTAATAATAGGCACGTCTATCGGAGCTATTTATGGAAAAAAATGGCAAGAAGATAAATATAAGAATTTAAAAAAACCCGATTATTATCCACCTAGTTATTTATTTGGAATAGTGTGGCCTATATTATATTTACTAATTGGCTTAATATATAGTTACGCATTATATGATGTAGATTGTCGCCCTTATGGAATATCTAAGTGTGGTAAAAGAATATATTTTAAAAATGTTAAATATTGGATAATACCTATTATTGCTCTTATATTTAATTTTTTATATATACCAGTTTTTTTCGGTGAAAATGGATTATTTAATGGATTTATAATGGTAGTATTGAGTTTAATATTTGCTATATTAACATTAGTACAATTTATTATACAATCTAATTATTATAGTAATGTTCATATATTAGCAATAATTGCATTAGTTCCTTATATAATATGGTTAAGTTATGCAAGTTATTTATCATACAATATATATATATTAAATGATGAAAAAAAATTATAATTACCCTGTTATAATATTTACAAACGGGATAATATTAACATCTATTTTAACACTAAGTTTTTACACTAAACGTATAAAAAAATTATATTATGACCCACATATATGGATGCCTTGGAAAAATAAAAATCCTTGGAAAAATAAAATTAATGATTGGTGGCATAATGAAAAGCCATGGATTAATAATAAACCTTGGAAAAATAATAATCCTTGGACAAAATAAAATTTTATTTTATAAGAGTGGCTTTTGTTATATTTGGAAACCATCTTAAAAATGGCACTCTAATACCATGTCCCTCTATATTATATTTATTACCTGTGTCTAATTTATTAAATACCTCTACACTTGTCCAATGCCAAACATATAATGAATCTTTAAGAATATATACATTATTATCGGTATCACTTATACTTTGACTACCTTTTGCATTACTGGAACCATATGTATGTTTTTCATCAACCGTTATTACTTTTTTAAATTTAGTATAGTACACATATATAAAATTAAATAACGTAATTATAATTATAATTGCAAATAATATTTTATAAGAAATTATAGGTATATAATATAAAATATTGTTTTTATCACACTCTTTATTTTTACTCATAGTTTATACTAAATAATAATAATATTTAAATAAGCTTATAACCATTTTCTGTGATATATTCTTTAAGAGTTTCCATATCAATATCTGCTATTTCTAATATTTTCTTTCCGTATGTTTGTGGCATTTTTGGAAATAATTTTGGTTTATGAGGCCAATGTGATGTCATTCTAATATCGTCAAATGCTTTTTTTCTTTTTTTTTAAATCTTTACCAGTAGCAAGAGATCTAGGTGTCATACAAATATATACTACACATCGATAATTATAATTGTCACTTGCTGTTTTTTGCACAGGATTTCCATAATGTAGAGTTCTACTATCCCAGAATACTCCATAACCACGAGGGCATTTTATAGCTACTTCACGAAAGCCCTTGTTAATATAAAAATCATAATGTTCTTTACTCTGCAATTTAAACCAATCCTTTTTATCTGTAATGTTAAATTCTTTTTGAAAATCACCATGATATTTATTGCTATTTTCCAATATAACTAGCGTAGCATCGCCTTCATTTGTATCATAAGAATTTACCCAACCTTGAATACATTCAAAACCATTGCGAGTATAGCTTTGATCAACATGAAACCATGATTTAGATTCGCGCGTGGGTTTATCTAATATATAAATACTAACACCATCAAAACTCGTAATCAAATCATCAGTTTTCCATATTTTTTTAAATGCTTCTATAACTTTTGGATTTTGTCGCACATTCCAAGTTAGTTTAGAATGCCCTACTTTCCAATGTTGTAGTAACATCTTATGATTTGGAAATAATTCATAAATTTTATTATATGTGCTTTTATTATTTCTGTCAATAGGGTGTAGCAATTTTTTTTGTTAAATGTTCTAGCAATTCCCATTTATTATTTATCATTTCATCGCACTCGCCACTATCTAATAGAGGAGCAATAGCTACACCATATTTTTCAATTGTTTCCTTGATGTTCTCGGTATCACAGAGATATTTCTCAAACTCGTATAAAAACGACATGGTTATTCTTGTAAGATAACATAAAAATCATTTTTTATTATAAATAGAAAAAAATGTTCTTGCATGATGCCACAGCCGTGTATCCCCTGGAATAAATTTGTCCCGAAAAATACAAAAATTGACAATGCTTGTTTTAGTTTTTATTTATCCAACAACCCAGATACGCAAAGAAGTCAAGAAACCAACCCAACTTATCTTAACAATGACCAATGTCGCTACTGCCGCTACTGCCGCTCTCTTCAAGCTCCACATTGAGAACATGCCCGAGGCTCTCAACACCAAGAAGGATATTGACGAGTATTGCAAGCAGTTCTGGAAGGAATACAAGGAGAAGGCAAAAGAAGCCAAAGCTACTAATAAGGCAGCCAAGGCTGATAAGCCCAAGCGCAAGAAGGGCTTTGATAAGGATGGCAATCCCAAGGAGAAGCGTGCTCCCTCTGCATACAACATCTTCGTGAAAGAGAAGTATGCTGAGATCAAGGAAGCCAATCATGAAATGGATAAAACTCAGATCTTCGCAGAAATTGCTAGGATTTGGCAGGAATTAAAGGCAGACAAAGCCAAAAACGACAAAAAAACTGACCCTACTCCTGAAATTGATGAGATTCAAGAAGAGCCATCTGACGAAGAAGCTCCAAAGAAGAAGCGTGGGCGCAATTCCAAAAAGCCTGAGACCACAGAGGCTTGGAATGAGTAAAAAATAGATAGTATGTGTTGTGTGTATGTGTATGTGTATATATTTTTATATTTATTCTATATCTACTTTTTGCATGCGCATTAGTCCAATGATATTCATAATATATATAGAGTATATCGGTGGTGTATTTGAAAGTACATTTGTGACATTATCTAATGTAGGTTTTAATTTTTCATACCCTAATTTTTTTAATACAAAAGTATATATTTTGCGATCTCTGATTTCTCGTAATAGTTCATCTGATTGAGGATATGTAATATTACTATATACCATATCTTTGATATCATCTGGCATAGCGTTGAAATACTCCATATAGCTTGTAGTTGCCATATTATAATGTAAAAAAATAAATAATATAAAATCATTTTTTATTAATTCTTTACATATTATTTAGAATGGTGTTGAGTGTGTCAAAGTCAATATGTGTTTCATATATACATCTTGGCATAACTGCATCTGGACTAGGTGAAGATATACCTGTTACAAAGCCTGTGCGTTTCCTTAGATCCTTAAACCCTGTAAATCGTATCTCAATACCCCATGTTCCTCCAAATATTGGGGTATGTTTATCCCACCCTCTTTTCTTGTTTTCTCTGTCAATGGTACCTACCTCTCTTATAAAGTGAATGTCGTACTTTCCATATGCAGTTAATTTGCCATCTTCACCCGTAGACTGTTTGTTTTGCATAAACCAGATATTGTCACCTTTCTTGAATTTTCTCAAGATATTTTGGTACCTCGGTATATTTCTTATGGCCCATATGCCATTATGGCCTTGTTGGAAGAAGTGTTTACCATCCTGAATACGAATTATCCAATCGTTTGCATTACCAGTCATGGTTGCTGTATAATTAACCCTACCAAACCAGAAGCTATCATTTTTTAGTTATTTCAGGACATATTAATCCCGGAAACATTCAATATTCAACCTTATTTGTATTTGCAGCCCATCTCTCAAATGTCTTAATAGCCTCTTTATTATCTACTTTTATTATTGGCAGACATTTGGTATCATTAGACTTTTCCAATTCTTTATAAATAAAATCATCACTAAAACCAATATTTGCCGCATCAACTCTTGTATTACTATAATATATCTTATCTAACCGAGCCCAATAACATGCAGCCAAACACATAGGACATGGTTCACAACTTGTATAAATAGAACAGCCTTCTAAATTAAAAGTATTTAATTCTTTACATGCATTTCTAATAGCAACAATTTCAGCATGCGCTGATGGATCATTATCCAATGTTACCTTATTATTACCATTAGAAACAATATTATTATCTTTAATTATTACAGCTCCAAATGGACCACCATCGCTATTATTTGCATTTTCAATTGCTTTATTCATAAAAAAAATATTATCCTTTTTTTCCTTTAAAGAATGGTATTCTTTAATAAAATCAGTCATATAATTGTAAATATAGTTATATTCTTAAATAATATATTTAATACCCTCTAACTTCATAACGTTTTTTATTTACACCAAATTGTGTATCTCCTGAATAAATAGGAATATTCGGCGAAATGCCTTCCTCGTTATGTGGTACTGCCCATGTATCAATAGTATTTACACTATTATCAAAGCAATAATGAGTGCCTCTGTATTTTAGTAAAGCTTCATTTTTACACTTATATTTTTCAAGATGCTTTGTATTATCTAGAATATACAAAAGAGATGACATACGATAGTTATAAAAATTCATAAGGTCTTTATACATTTAATTTATTATATATAATAATTCAAATTCTTATATCTTTTCAAAATCGTCAATAATATCGTTATTTTCTTTTAACATATTATATTTGAATTTCAATTCATCTAGATTATTATGTAAAGATTCATTTTTATTTTCTAGATTTATAATATAATCCTTAATTATCTTATTTGTAGCCTTTAAATCTTCATTTTTTTCTTTCTCTTTTTTTAATTCTTTTTTTAATAAATTATTCTCCTGTTGTAAAACATAATTATTACCAAAGTAATAATCAACATAGCTATTGTTGCCACCAAACATATAATGTAAGTTAGTATACATTATTTAATTATATAAACAATTATTTTTTATATAATTAAACAAAATGACAATCATAAATATTAAATATTATAACAATTTATCAAACAACTTTAATTTATATCATAATAATAATATAAATATATTTATACATCTAATTACTACACCATTATCAATATTAGAATTAATATCAATTATAAATAAAATATCAAATAATGAGTTACTTATTAAAAGTCTAAGTTTAATTTATTGCATTTCTCTTGCATATAATGATATACCATTTAATGTACTTTATCTTACTTCTTATGCTATTTCAATTATTGTTGTTATATCTAATAAAATCAAAATGAAGCTATTGTATAATATATTATTATTTATTTTAGGATATTTAGCACAAGACTTTTCACATTATTTGACAAATGAATCAACATACCAAAGTAGTTATATTTCACAAAATTCACAAAATTTTATAAAACACTTAACAGAACATACTTATTATTTATTACCATTGATAATAACAAGTTCAATAAAATCTAAAATGATTTATAATAATACTATTTTATATAAACTATGGGGTATCTTACCAATGATATTCGTTTATACAACGGATTATTTAATATCAAAAGGATATATTGTATATCCATGGGATTTCCAAGAATACAAAATAATAAAAAAAGAATACATTAATATTTATTATATTACAAGCTTATTAACTATAAGCTATTTTACTGACTACAAAATATTTTTAATAGGCACATCTTATATACATTACATTCAATATATATATGTTTATTATTATCGTACCAATATTAATTATAATAAATTTAAAAGAGATGTTATATTTTATAAATTTTTATCGTTAACACAATTGTATTCATTATATATATCAACAATTACTTCGCTTTCATGTGTGTATAATAATTTATTAAGTATCATTATAATTATATTAAGTAATATTTTATCAGGATATTCAGCATATTTGCTTGGTACAGATGGATGTTATTTTGGTATTGAATTAGGATACGTTAATAAAAATAAAAATTATGTTTCTAAATTTCCTTATGGATATATTCCTCATCCAATGATACTAACTCAATGTATCGCTTTATATTCTATGAATAATAATTTGCTATTTTACAATAATTGGCCTTTTTTAATTTGCTTTCATATAATGTTTTATATAATACATATGATACAAGAACATTTTGATTTACACAAAATTAATAAATTACCTGTTTAAATTATTATTAATAATATTATTTATAATATACTTAATATAATTATTTGTATCACAAAGTGCTTGCCTTATTGTTCTATCTATCATATAAAATATAAATGAGTATTTTTTTCAAGAGACATTTTACCAATTATGCGATTTAGTAAGTTTTTAGTTTTCAAATATGTTAAATTATTTATTTTATCATGTGAATCTTCAATATATTGTAAAGATATAGCTTCAATATTCATATAATATTCATCATGTGTTATAGCACAACAACAAACATTATATAATCCGTAATTATTTACTAATTGTGTTGTAATATAATAAACTAATTTTATTTCAGATAATAAAATATAATTTTGCGGATAATATATTTTTGAATAAATTTTTTCAATTATATCATCTGGCAATGTATTAATATATTTATTTATATACACTAAATTAATATAATTATTTTAGTATCAATTATTATATTCACAAGCTTTAATTGGAGTTTTGCAAATAATATCGCCACAATGATCTCTATTTTGATAAACTGAATTAATATTTGTCATATTATTATTACATTTTTTAATATTCCATCTTCCTAGCATTGGTGGATTATTATTATATCTAATTTTATTAACAAAGTTCTTAAAAATATTAATTATTTTTTTCATTATAATATATATTATAAATATATATCTTTAAATACTACCATTTTTCTTTTTTCCACCTTCATAATGTTTAGAGTAATATTCTTTTACTAAACCTTTATTTATATTATTTCCATCTTTGTATAATATTGCTAATTGTCTACCATATCTCCACATTATATATGTTAATTACGTTTAAATACTTTAATATATTATATAAATGAATGTTTATTCCATACAAAAAACTTAAATAACATATCTAATGAAAATATAAATAAACTAATTAATTAATTGCAAATATATCTCATCATAATATTCATAGTATAAAGCTCTTGATTAAGTAGCTTAAACGCATACGGCATACGCACTTGTGCAATATCTGTATTATTCTTACAATTTTTACAGCTATAAATATTTTTATCTGTGTTAACATTAGCGTGCATACCACAGTATTTACAAACGAATATTCTATAATTATCAGAGACATGAAGCATTCTTTCTGCCAGGAAATTAGCTGTACCATGTGCGATAAAGCAATCGCGTTCCATTTCACCCAAACGCAAACCACCAGAACGCGCACGACCTTCACTCGGTTGTCTGGTAAGCATAACAATTGGTCCATTTGAACCACGCGAATGAACCTTATCTGAAACCATATGTTTCAATCTTTGGTAGTATGTGGGCCCAATAAATATTTCTGTTTTAATTTGTTCTCCTGTACGTCCATTATATAGAATTTCATTACCATATCTTTCCATACCAGATTCTTGAAGTACTTTTGCAATATCTTCAACAGAACAATCATTATATGGTGTTGAATCTCCAAAAGCACCAATATGACATCCAGCTTTACCCATAATACATTCCATCAATTGAGCAATAGTCATACGCGAAGGAATAGCATGGGGATTCATAATGATATCAGGTACAATGCCGTCTTTTGTAAATGGCATATCTTGATGTTTATATGTCATACCAATTGTACCTTTTTGCGCACTACAACTGGCGCATTTATCTCCAATTTCAGGCTTTCTGTTTTTGCGAATTTTAACTTTACAAAACTTATACCCTTCACTATTAATACCATTATAATTAATATCAACATAACCATCGTCATTAGCTTTCATCACAAGACTATTATCATTATAATTTATTTCACCATTAACTTTTTTGGGCATAACTTTGCCAACAATTACATCATTGCCATTGACATAAGTATTCTTTGGTACAAATCCATCATTATTTAATTTGTTATATGAATATGGTTTTTGTACAGATTTATTTTCAGGATTTGTAAAGATTTCTTCTTCTCCTGTACTATGATTTTTATTACAAACATCTCTTAGTGCTTTATAATATGTGCTTGTAAATAGTCCTCTATCCAAAGCTGATTGATTAATCATAATACTATCTTCTTGATTAAATCCAGTATGTGTCATAATTGCAACAATAGCATTAACTCCCGATGGTAATTTATGTGCCATTGTATATTTTGATAGCTTTGTACAAACAAGAGATTTTTGAGGATAATTCAAAATGTTTCCCATTGTATCAATTCTTTTATTGAAATTACTTGTATAAATACCCAATGCTTGCTTACCCATAGCACATTGATAACAATTTCTCGGAGACTGGTTATGATCGCTAAATGGAATATTTACACCTAAAATACCATTAATTAAACTTGGGTGAATTTCACAATGTGTATAACAAGGAGGCATCGCAGTACCTTTCATACCTTCTTTAAGTTCATTTGGAAAGGTAGCAATCATAGCATTATTGATTTCATCACAATCCATGTATTCAATGAAACCTTCTTCATCTAAATAGCTATCTGGATCATCATGATTTTTAATAATTTCATTTGGTACTATAAAATAATCAAAATGTTTGTCTTTAATATATTCTTTAAAACTAATATTTTTTCTTTTTAAGATACTTTCAATTCTAAGAACACGCTTTTTTGTATCTTTATCATAATCTACTATATATAGTGGTCTATACATACGTCCAGCTTCGGTATTAATTATAATATTAGAACACTGAATATTCCAAACAATAGATGTCATTGGATGAATTATACCACTTCTCTTATAATGCTTTAATTTTCTATATAATTCATTAGGATTGCAATGATATCCAATAATATCACCATTTATCATAACATAAACATTATTTTCATTACCCATTTCTTTTAGAAATTCTTTTGATGAATTATTAGAATAATAACTAAATTTGTCATCATATGTATTAATACCAAGCTCAATTAGAACTTTTCTAATATGAGTACTATTCATTGAAATTGAAATGTTTGTGCTAAGAGCCATATTTTTAACTAGACCAACAGAACTACCTTCTGGTGTCTCTGCGGGACAAATCATTCCAATTTGAGAATTATCCAATTTACGCGGTTGAACTAATTTGCCGTTCTTTTCCATAGCTGTATTAATTCTACGTAAATGAGATAATGTACTCGCATAAGACATTCTATTTAAAACTTGTGATACGCCTTGTTTAATATTTTGAAATGTTCCCATGCTTTTGATACCCCAATTTCCAGTAGATAATGAATATTTAATCCATGATTCAAGAAGAGATTGTTTAAAGAATCTAGTAATACTAATATCAGAAATAATATTGGATATTGGTGTATTACTATTTCCTCGCCAAAGACCCAATTCTTTTTCAATAGCAGATTTAAGTTCCTTTGTCATTTTTCCATAGCATTGTCTGAACAAATTTGACATTAGGATACCCGGTGTATCAACGCGCTTATTGATATAAGAATCACGATTGTCATATTTATCATAACCAAGATAAATACGAATCATTTTGCGAATAATATAACCAATATAAAGTGCTTTGCGTCTATAATTTTTACCTACATGAGGTAGAAAGTCATTTATAAGATTATTGCGCAATAACCTTCTATTTTCTTCATTTTCGTTATTTTTATTTGCACCAATCATAATCTTGATAAGAACATTTTCTGCTTGTTCTTGTGTAGTAATATCACAAGAATCTTCACAACAAGCCATAAGTTCTGAAATAATACGTTCATTCTTTTCTTTATCCATATCATAAACAATATGGTTGATAATTTCTTTATCACTTATAATACCAAGAGCACGAAACATTACAAATACAGGAACTTCTGAACGTAAGAATGATGTATTAATTCTAATAATACGACCCATATGGTTTAGCTTGCCACTCATATTAAGACAAGTTGTCTTGGGGGGCAAATAAGATGAATTGCATATTGATCTAATTTCGGCATATAATCCTTCACAATTATTATTGGGTTGAAATACAAGTGTCTTATTTTCATTAATTCTATCTTGAGAAATAAGAACTTTTTCATTTCCGTTAATAATAAAATAGCCGCCGAAATCATAGATACATTCATTATTATTTTCTTCGCAAATTCCTGGTATCTGATTTGAAACACAAAGCTTTGATTTAACCATAATTGGAATTTTTCCAATATAAATATTATTTAAAGTTTTATCAAATTTTTCAGTCATACCATTTTTATTTGTAACTTCTGTAACAACATGCACATTTACATAAACACTACTTGAATATGACATATTATTCATTCGTGCGATATAAGGTGTCATAATATTTTGAGTTCCATCTGGTAACTGATAGCTTGGTTTTGTAACACTTGGTTGCAAAATATTTATAGAAATGCAATAAGTATTATCTGAACCCAAATCATTTTTAGGATTTGCTACCTTGATTTTGATTGGATTAAATCCGGCAATAATTTGTCCCAAAGTATTATCTATAAACTTGTTATAGCTATCAATTTGATGTTTTACTAATGGGTTAGATGATTCAGGAGAACCTCCTTTTTGAAAATAAGTATCAAGAATATCCCAGCAGTTGTTAGACTCAAACATTGAATTGTTATTATAAACAATAAACTTAATTCTTAAATATCAATTTTTTATTTTCAATGCTTATAATAATTATTACTCAACATGGAATAAATTTGTCCAGAAAAATATAAAAATTGATATATGATATATAACAGAAAATATTACCACATAACCTGTGAGTCTTAGCAGATACTAGTTATCTGTGTAAGGCAAATTAATCCAACAAAGCAACAAAGTCAGTAGAACTTCAATCCTACCTATCCCAACAATGACCACTGCCAACGCTGCCAACGCCGCTTTCAAGGTTCACATCGAGAACATGCCCGATGCTCTCAACACCAAGAAGGATATTGATGAGTATTGTAAGCAGTTCTGGAAGGACTACAAGGAAAAGGCAAAGGAAGAGAAGGCTGCAAAGGCTGAAAAGCCCAAGCGCAAGAAGGGTGTTGATAAGGATGGAAATCCCAAGGAGAAGCGCGCTCCCTCTGCATACAACATCTTCGTAAAGGAGAAGTATGCAGAGATCAAGGAGGCTAATCCTGATATGGACAAAACTGAGATCTTTGCAGAAATTGCTAAGCTCTGGCAGGGTCAGAAGGCTGAAAAAGCGAAAGCCCCTTTTAATGAAGAAAAGAAGGTTTCTGATAAGAAGTCTCCTGAGAAAAAGAAAGATGAGGAAGAAGAAATTGTGGAGGTTGTAGAAGCTCCCAAAAAGAAGCCTGGTAGGAAGGCAATTGTTAAAAAAGCTAAGAAGACTAGTCCTGATGAGTCTCAGGAGGAAGCCAGCGAGTAGATACCATCCATGTAACTAATTACACCAACCAAACAGAAAAATGGGACAAGATTATTATAAAAATATAATAATTTGTTATTCATTTCTTCTATTGGTGTAAATGATCGCATTAAAGCGACTAACTACAATTTGACGGTTCTGTTAAAACGGTTTGTAGTTTTTGTAAATCAACTCCTCTTTTATATCTTTCTGGTCGTTCATTATATTCCATATAATAATTAAACACTTTTTGAATATTTTTACAACCATTTTTATCACGATTGATACAACCATTCCGTTTATTTTCCATTTTATATGTTAGGATAGAATGCATCTTTTGTTCTTTATTTTTCTTATCAGGTAAATATAAATTATTACATAATTCTTCTGTCTTGTAATTAAGACAAGAAGTTCTATATTCATCTATATCATAAACCTTAAAACGCTCTTGTAATTTTCTTTTTAATGATAGATTAGGTGTAGAAATAAAGTTTTTCATTTGCTTTCCAATACTCCAATCACCAATTATAATAATACTATCTTTTGTATATGTATTTTCAATTTTATTAAGCATATTATCTTCTGTTCGTTTTTTATTTATAAAAGCGTACCATTTATATTGTCTAAACTTATTATTTTGATAAAGTTTATATAATACTTCATTAGTACTTATTTTTTTAGTTATAAAATTATTAAAATTGATAATATTACAACTTTTAGAATTGTACGATGATAATTCATTTTCTTTTGATGTAATTTCTAATTCATCTTTATATTTCTTAAGAATATTATGATATTTTAGTCTTTTTGTTTCATTAACTCGTTGTTTATTTGTATATGAATAAAACTTACCATCATCATTCATCATAGTAAATAAACTTCTTTTACCTGGATCAATAAAAATATGATTACCTTTTAATTCTTCTTTATCTACATCATCAATATAAGGAAATTCGTAAGTTTTTTCAACCTTTTTAGGTTTTTCTTTCTGTTTTAATTTATTCATTTCGTTCTTTTCATCTTGTAATTTCTTTTTAGCGAGTTTCTTTTTTTCTTTATCTTCTGTTGTTAATTCTCTTGCATCTTTTCTCCCTTTTTTCATTTTTTCTTTTTTAATCTTTTCACCTTCAATATAATCATTATGAATAAATCTTAAAGAAGTAGCATAACCATCAGTAATAATAGTATTGTCAAACTTATAATCTTTTATTTTTTGAGTTATATTAAAGAATTTGTCCCATAAAAACTCTTTGTTTAGTTCTACATTATCTAAATATTGCTTTTTTTCTTTATCTACTAAAAGTTCTATTATTGCTTTAGTATCAATTTGTATATGATTAGGAATTATGGAAGATTGTATAGGAAAAAATTGATACATTTTACCTTCTATTTTTTCTAATTCAATATTCATAAATATCATATATTTAAGATACTTTTGAGGCGTACATTTAACATCATAATAATAACTAACTTCAAAATCTTCAGGAACAATTTTATAACGAAATTCTTTAATCCAATTATGGAACTTTTCACTTGCTTTTAATGTACCATTTATAATATCATTTTTAACAACATATAAATCTTTAAATAATTGTTTTTTAAATTCTTTATTAGCAATTTCATTTTTATAAAAAACCTTAAAATATGAATTTATAAAACGATTTACATAATCAAAAAAATGCATTTTAATATTAGTTTCAATAGAAGTAAGAATAGTAATATCATAATAATCTAAAATAGAAGATAAATTATTACCATCTTCTAATGTAAAATTGTGTAAGTTTTTAAATTCATTTAATAATAGAAGATTATTATTTTTAGGTTTAGGACCACGAGATGGTAATAGAATTGATTTCATAGACATTTTAATAGTATTTTCATCAATTAAAGGAATATCAATACCATTATGATATTTATCTAAACACCATAATCTCAATAACAAACTTGTTTTTGTTGTAATATAATTTGTTCTATAAACTGCATCTTGAATGGTATTAAATATTTTTTGACTTTCTTCATTTTTATATAGAATAGAAGTAATAGGTAATTTAATACACTTATATTTGTCAGGTGGTTTTTTCATTATGTATAATTCTATATAGTATATATTTAATTATCCTTATATAGTTTTTAAATAATTTTGATATAAAATTATCGCGTATTGATATATCAATGAATTATTTAGATATTGACATAGATGAGCTATATGTTTCCGATATCAATGTCAGAAAAACATTAGAATCAGAAGAAGATGAAACTGGTATTAGTGATTTGGCTAATGATATAAAACAAAATGGATTGATAAATCCAATAACTGTAAGATTAGACAATAATAATAAATATGAAATTATAGCAGGTCAAAGAAGATTTTTAGCAATTAAACTTTTACAAAAAAAATTTGTATCTTGTCATATTATAAATGTCTCAAATCAAAAAGCGGAAGAAATTAGTTTAGTTGAAAACGTTCAAAGAAATCAAATGACTACAATAGATAAAGTTAAATCATATTCAAAATTATATAATGTTTATAATAATGATATTGATAAAGTCATAAATTGTATTCATATTTCACGCGCAACATTACAAAAATATCTTAAAATAAAAAATTTACCAGAAAATGTTTTAAATTTATTAGATAAATCTGGTGATGAAAAAATAACAATTGATGTAGCAGTTGAACTTACAAAATTACCACAAAATATAAATTTTGAACATATCGTTAATGAAATACAATCATTAACATCGCAACAAAAAATATCAGCATTAAAAACATTTATATCACACGGTTGTAATATAGAAGAATTGCAAGATATTAAAGAAAATATTGCTATTCAACAAAATAATATACTATTAGCACCATCTTTTCCATATGTTAAAGATATTGAAATAAATAAAAATATTCGTATTCCTGAATTTTTATATAAAGATATTATTGATTTAATTAAATCAAGAACTGATAATATTGAATATATATAAATTATGTCATTTTATTTCTAAGACATTCATTTAAAAATATTAAACTTGTTCTCAATTCTAATCCCAATTTAATATAATCTTCCCATAATTGATTAAGTTCTATATTCTCAATTTGACAATTTATATATGTATGATGTTGTTTCATGTTAAAATAATATTCAATATTAGCATCTTTATTATTCCATAGTTCAATTAATTTTTTCAAATGTTCTGTTATTACATCATTCAATTTTATATTATGTTTATTTTTATAGTTAATAAATTCTTTAAATTTATTTTTAGTTGTTTTAATTTTTAATTTTACATCTATAAATAAATCTGTTTTCATTTTTATGATATTAAATTGTATGAAATAAGTATCATTTTTTTATTTTTCATAAATATATTTTTTACATATCCATAAAATTATTTTTATTCATTTTCACTGGTTCTTGAAGAGCACCAAATGTTATTTTTTTATACTTATTCATATCATTAGTTTGTAAATATTGTAGTGATTTATCAAAATTAACCTTATATATGTAAGATTTATCATCAATAAACAAGTCAATATTTCCCCATAATGGTAATTCATTATACGATTCATAATGCATTTTTATTTTTTCATAACATCTCATAATTCTCTTTTTATCATCTTGATTTATAAGTTCATGCATTAGTACATCTTTTATTGTTTTGAAATTTATAAAGTCAGTATCTAATATTTTATTAATCCATTTATTTATTCCTCCATTTTGTATGAAATATTGACTTTCTTCATATGAAAGTCCTTCATATTTTGAACCATCATATTTTATATAACTTTCACATTTTTCATTTATGTTTGTATTTTCTAATATTTTTATTATAGTATTCTTATTTGGTGTAAAAGCATTTTTATTTTGTAATCCTTTCCATTGAACGCTATTTTTTGCTTCTACCCATATTTTTTGAAAATCTTTTTTTGTTTCTATTGTGTCTTTCCAATATCCACTACATAAATCATAAACACCTAAATCACCACCAAAGTTCCAAGATATTTTATTAAAACTATTTTTTTCTTTTCTAATTATTAAATTATCTTCGCATATACATTCAACATTATTATTATTATGATTATAATAATGAAACACTTTTCCAATATTGGGACAATTATTATCTCCCCAATTTTCAGAAGTTTTATACAAACTACCCAATATTCCAAATATTCCTTTCCATCCTGATTTAATTATTTTATCTTTATGAGGTTTATATATTTCTTCATTCCATATATTAGTATCTCCTTTTATTTCTATCAATATTTCATCATCATCAAACTTTATAATAAAGTCTGGAATATAACCTTCTAAATCTATTGCTTCATATTCCCAATTCCATTCTAATTTTTCAAAGATATAAGCCCATTGTGCTTCAATTCTGCTTCTAAATTGAATACCTCTTACTCCAATTGTAGGAATACCTTTATTATTTGACATTTTTGATATACTAAATTATTATAATGATTAATCATTTTTTATATCACTTCTTTTAATTTATTCTTCTTATTTAGATAAGCGGTTCTTCTATATTCTTTTAATTTTTCTGGGTTCTCTTCTTTTAACTTTTTTAGATAATTTGCACCACCTTCTTTTACTCGTTCTTTATTTTTTTCATAATATCGTTTATGAGTATTACCATAAGTATATTTTTTTAATTGTTCCTTTAATTCAATAATTTCATTTTTAAGTTTTTCATTTTCTTCTACCAGTTTAGTAATATCCATAATGTTATATATTATTATGTTATTTATTTTTAAGTACATTTATATAGTAAGATAATGGTAGAACAACATAGTAAAGATTATAAATTAACCGCTGTAAAATATTATTTAACACATAATAAAACGATGAGAGATGTATGTAATAAAATATTTAATTGTAAAATACAATCTCTGTCAAGATGGAAAATAAAATACAATAAAGACGGTAATTTAAAAAGAAAAATAAGAAATAATAAAAATTTAAAAATTACACCAGATATTGTTGATTTTATTAAAAAATATGTAAAATTATATCCTACAATTACATTATGGGAACTTTCAAAATTAGTTTATAAAAAATATAACATTAAATTATCTGATATGAGTATATATAATATATTACAATCAAATAAAATCACAAGAAAAAAATTAAGAAGTAAATATTATCCTGAAAAGAAAGAAGGACAAGAAAAAGAAGATTTAGAAGTATTTTATAATAAGTTAAAAAAATTTAGTTATGATAAAACAATTTGTTTAGATGAAACTTCTATTTATCTCAACATGAAACCATCTTATGGAAGAAGTAAAAGTGGTACAAGAGTTATAGATAAAACATATAAATATCCTTATAAAAGATATAATCTATTATTTGCTATTAGTGCTAATAAAATAATAGATTATGTATTATATAAAGACCTAAAAGGTGGATTAAAAACAACCAATATTATAGATTTTTATAACAATAGTATTAAAGATAAATATAAAAATTATTTAATTATTATGGATAACGCTGTTATACATCGTTCTAAACAAATAAGAGAACTAATAGAAAAAAGTAATAATAATTTATTATATAGCGTACCATATCATCCAGAAACAAATGCAATAGAAGAATTTTTTAGTCAATTAAAACATTATATAAAAAAAGAAAGTCCAAATACATATGAAGATATAGAAAGAGTAATAAAAGATATAATAACTACCAAAATAAAGCAAGAACATTTAACAAATTACCTAAAACATAGTTTTAAGATATATAAAAATAAATAATCTTGTCCCATTTTTCTCTTTGGTTGGTGTAATATATATTGTGATTGTGTGTTATATATTTTTTATATTTAAAAATTGATATTATTTTTATATTTATTAATAAATAAAATGAAAAAAATTATAGCTATATGTGGAGCAAAACGTAGTGGCAAGGATATTTTAGCTAATCATATTGTTAATAAATATGGATATACAAGATTATCATTTGCAGAACCCTTAAAAGAATTAGTAAAACTAATATTTAATTTTAGTGATGAACAAGTAGGTTTAATAGATGGTGATAATGAAGAAAAAGATACGATAGACGAACGATGGGGTATTAGTCCCAGAAAAGCATTACAATTTATTGGCACAGAAGTATTACAGCATAAAATTCAGGAATTAATTCCAAATATTGGTAGAGATTATTTTGCCAATATTCTTTTATCAAAAATTGAAAACGATAAAACATATGTAATAAGTGATCTTAGATTTATCCATGAATATGAAAAAATAAAACATCTTGATATTGATATTATTAAAGTTATTAGACCATCTTTAACAACTAGTAAAGAAGGTGAGCAAAATAACGTTCAACATTTATCAGAAATAGAAAATTTATATATTCCGTATAATAAAAAAATTATAAATGATGGTACACAAGAAGATTATATTAATAAATTTGAAAATTTATAATTTATTATAATATGTTTTAATACATTTTTCTACTGATGTTTTAATATCGGGAATATTAGGATATAAATTATAAAGTTTATCATTTGATAATTGAATATTTGATCTCATAGATAGCAATATTAGATTTTGTTCTTCAATTGTAAAATTCTTCCATGTAAAGTCATTATCTATATGTTTTTTATACATTTCTAAGATTTCATTATGAGAAATTACGCCTTTATTAACCATATTAAATGTTCCAGTTGTTTTTTTATTCATCATATCCAAAATTACTGGATACATATCATTTAGTACAGTCATTGAATTTGGCTCAGAGCATATTTTATCATATTTTAATATTTTTGTTATAAAATTTCTATCATGGCTATAATTTACAATAGGCATTCTAATTCTTAGATTTAGTGTATTATCATCAAACATATGCTGAAATCTATCTGTATATCCTTTAACGATTGAATAAGAAGACCCGAAAAAATCTGGTTTCGCATCTTCATCAACATATGATTTATTAGGTTCAATTGTATTAAATATACAACCTGTTCCCAAATAAGTAAAATGAATATTGTATTTTTTTGCTATAATACAAAGTACCATTGGAGCATAAAGATTATCTCTGATATTATCAACTAATTTTCCTGGTTGTTCTAAATAATCGATTGTATTAAAATTACCACCATATGTTCTACCTATAAATGATATAATATGTGTTGGATTATTATCCATTATTTCTTTTTCTACTGCTTTTTCATTATCTGCTCTAGCAACAGATTCAACATATTCAACATTATTTTTATTTAAATATTCAACAAATTGCTTACCAATCCACCCACGACTACCATAAAATAATACCTTCATTATGATAATAATAGCATTTAATATTTATATATATATTAAATCATCACAACATATTTGACCTACTGACTGAATATTACTACCAATCGTATTACCACTTAAATAATATTTCAATGTATTCAAGAAATCTATTTTTTATATTTTGAATACTGAAAAAATCAATATTACAAAAGAAACAAGGACTATTATATAAATACTTAAATAATAATATTAAAGATGTAATAAAATAAGAAAATACAAAGAATATAAGATATAAAAATCGGACATTTTAAATGGTAAAAGGTGTAAAATAAAAAATTGATATTTGCTGTTTAAATAATTTGACATTCTAGATTAATATATGCAATGCACGAAATGCCATAATGTTAAGAATTTTGAAGATTTTTCATATAAAAATGAAATCGAAAAAATCTATTATTTATATTGTGATTTATGTAGAAAAAAAACACAGGCAATACAATTAAAATATAAGGAAAAAGCTAGGGAAAATTACAATTTAAAGAAAAAACAAAATTCTGTTCAATGTGAATGTGGAATAACATATGTATGTTTTAGAGATTATCATATTTATAGACATATAAACAGTAAAAAACATAAAAATTTATTAAAATCAGTAGTGGATGCTAATTCATAATTTTAAAGAAACATTATTACAATTAAATATAAAAGGTGTTATACATATTGGTGCGCATAATTGCGAAGAAAAGGCTTTTTACAATTCCATTGGTATTAATGATATTTTTTGGATTGATGCTAATGCAAAACACGATAATATCCATAATTATCTTGTAAGTGATAGTGATGGTGAAGAATACACATTTAATATATCTAATAATACTGAATCATCATCTATATATGATATGAAATTACATTTAATAGAATATCCATATATTACTTATGATAATAGTATTAAAATAAAATCTAATACTATTGATACCATTTATACTCTTAATAATATTGATAAAAAAATATATAATATGTGGAATATTTGTGTGCAAGGCGCAGAATTAAAAGCTTTACAAGGTGGTATTAATAATATTAATAATATAAATGTAATATTTACAAAAGTTTATAATAAAGAACTATATAATAATTTTTATACTGCGTATGATATTGATATTTTTCTATTAAAATATAATTTTTATAGAGTAATTACAGAATATACAATTAATGGATGGGGTGTTGCCTTATATGTAAAAAAAAATGTTGATTATAAGTATAAAACATAGTAATAATGCCTACCGGTGGTAGCGAGTGTGGATGCTCGCAAGATGGTGGTAAAAGAAAGAAAGTTGCTTCTAAAAAGCGTGGATTATCTGATTACAATAAATTTATGAAAACTGAAATACAAAAGGTTAAAAAGGAAAATCCTAAATTAACACACCAACAAGCTTTCAAAAAAGCTGCAAGTAATTGGAAGGGTAAAAAATAAATTATTTTTATTAACTTGTATTATTGATAGATAATGAGTAAAAGATTTATTCCTCCTCATAAAAAAGGCTTCACTTTATATTCTATATCAAATTGCAAATACTGTAAGATGTCATGTGATAAAATAAAATCTGATAAAAAAATAATTAATTGCGATGATTATATATTAACTTTACGAGAAAGAGATGCATTTTACAAAAAAATGCAAAAACACACAAAGATTAGATACATACATTTTCCTATGATATTTAAAGATGCTAAGTTTATAGGAGGATATAAAGAACTAATATCTTAGTCGAGATCAGATAGCGTGTCGTAGTCAGAAGGGTTGTAGATGTTATCATAGACTTCTTCTTTTTCAGAAGTGTTGTCATCTTCTATAAAGAGTGAAATATTACCGAATGTCCTGCGGTTGATTTTTTTGACTTTTTTAACCTTAAATATGTCGTACTTCTCATTATTGCTCCTGGTGACAGAAAACATTGCTTTACAGGATTAGTTTGTGTCTGTTTAAGGGAAGTTGTATTGTAAAGATCGTTAGTCGCTTGTTGTTTGATAATATTTTATTTAAACAAATTATCAATTTTTAATTTTGTCCGTTCATTTTTATTCCCAAATGTTGATTCGCCATTATAATATATATATAAAAATCCATCTTCGTTTTTCATATGCTCATATAAATATGCCATAGTAGATGTTAATGGAGGTAAAATATTTTCAATAAAAACAAATATAGCTTTATCAGATTCAATCTTAATACGTTTTCTAATGATAACTATAAACTGACTAAGTGTCATATCAACAGGAGCTAAATATTTGCTTTTATCTATATTCTTTAAATCAGAACCCGCAGTTTTTTTGACAATTATAGGAACTCTTTCAGGATATTTTGCTCTAATTCTATTAGTTTCATCAATTCTTTTTTTAATATCACTAGAAATCATACGAAATACTATAATTATATGTATATTTAATTCTTAATTAAAAGAGTACATAATTTATAAAATATCTTAAAAATCTAAAAGTTTATAAAAATTATAGAAAAATAAAATTATGTACTCAAAATATATTATATAAAAGATATATTATTTTTAATTATAAATGGGAAATTTTAAACTTTACGATACTCTTGGCGTAGAAAAGAATTCTTCAGAAAGCGATATCAAAAAGGCTTATCATAAACTTGCTATGAAATATCATCCAGATAAAAATAAAGATAATCCAGAAGCAGAGCAAAAATTCAAAGAAATATCAAATGCATATAATGTATTAAGTAACAATCAAGAAAGACAAAAATATAATATGTGTGGTGATGAAAATTATAATAATAGTGGAAATGACGGACCTATGAGAAATCCCCATGATATCTTTGAAGCCATATTTAGAAACCATGGAAGAAGTAGTTTTGAAGATGATTTCTTTGGTAACTTTGGAGGATTTGGTAGAGGTAGACAACAACAAAAACCAACAAAAGCTAGTTCAATAGAAAAAACATTTAATTTAACACTAGATGATATTTATAATGGTGTAAAGAAAGAGCTTAATATAACAATACATAAATATTGTATAGAATGTAATATTACATGTCCTGATTGTGATGGTAAAGGTAGTGTTCATAGAATACATAATATGGGTATAATGCAAACTGTTTTTCAAACGACATGTAAACTATGCGAGGGTGAAGGTAATATAATTAAAGGTAAAACAGGATGTAAGATATGCAATGGTAAAGGATTTTATAATAAAGAAAAAAGAGCTACTTTAATTATACCCAAAGGTGTAAATGAAAATTATAAAACTGTATTTCCAGAATTAGGAGAACAGCCAAAAAAAAATGATGTTAAGCCAGGTGATTTAATTATTAGTATTAAAATTGAAAAAAATAAGGATTTTGAAAAAAAAGGTGACGATTTGTATTATAATAAACAAATATCATTTATTAATTCTATTGTTGGAGAAAAATTTAAAATACCATATTTCAATGAAACATTTGAAGTTGATACCACAAATTTTGGTGTAGTATATAATTCTAAGAAATATTTAGTTGAAGACAAGGGATTACCAACGTTAAATGGTAAAAGTAAGGGCAATATGTACATTGAATTTATCATTGATTATCCGAAAATCAAAAACAAAGAAAAAATAGATAAATTACGCGAATCATTAAATGATGTATTTAAATAGTTGCACTATTTTTATTATGCTCAATAGCATATAAAATATTATATATTGGTGATAATTCAGTTGTATTATCAAAACCAAATCTTTTAACAAACTTAGCTAACTTTTTAGCATAAAAATCATCTAATATTTTTTTATTATCTGGTGTAGCTACAATAAATAAATAATTACTATCTGTTATTATTTTTTTATTTATATAAAATAATTTTTCTCCATTATCATATTGTAAGAAATTAGTATCTAATTTGTCTAAACTAAAATATGAGAATGCATTGGAAAAACGCGATTTATTTAAATTAGGACTGTCTGTTTCAGAAACATAATCGGAAAAAGTAAGACCATTTACATTTTCAGGCTTACCAAAATATATATTGGTCATTTCTCTTGTAAAATCATACTCTAAACATATACTATAATTATTAAGAATATCTTTTGCCAAGTTCTTTTGTATTATATAAACTCTATAAACATATGGTTTTTCGTATGTTTTATTGATTTCTATTGTATCTTCTATATCTCTACATCTTTTGATTTTGCTAGCATCCCTGTAAACTAAATCTCTATACAATATATATAATATAACAATAACAATAAATATAAATAACAAATTTATAAAATGTTGATAATATGGTATCTTATATGTATTATTTTTAATTAATGATAGAGTATAAAATACATACTGAGCATTCGCTTCAATATTTAGTAAAATTTTATGATATGCGTCAAATATTAAATTGACTAAATTACTATTACTCATTATAATCTACTTTTATAATGATATTTTATCTTTATTTTTATTAGCAAATAGAATATTATAGATAATTGAAGTATTATACGATTTATTTTTAGAAAACTCTTTTGTAAATTCTATTAATTTATTTGCTGTATATGTTTTAATAACGTTACCATCTTTATCTACACATACAAATTTATACTTAGTACTATTTAATGATACAATATTAATATTATCAATTGACATACCATTCATAGTATTTAAATCAAAATAGTTAAAATTATTATAATTACTTTTATTTTGCTTATATTTTAAAGCTCTTTTATATAATTCTGAATTTTTAATTAGATTTATTTTAGCCATTTTCATTGATCTATATGATGATATTTCTAATAATTCTATTAATTCATTATATAATCTTTTAATATAATTTTTAATTTTGTTTATATCACTTGTATCTTCATATATTTTATTATTGTATTTACTAAATATTTTTATTGCATTTTCTGCTTTTTCTACATCATATATTTTAATAAATTCAATAATTTCATTTTTAATACTATTATTATTATCATCAAATATATCAATTAATTTTATATTAAGATTTTTTTCATCTATTTCATCACTTTTAGTTATTAA